TACCGGCTGCGGGTTAACTAATTCGGTATACGGTTTTCTCTGTATAGTATGCCAAAAATTGTAATAACTATAATCACCTTTTTGCCATGCCATGCCATTATCTGATTTTGAAAAAATAGTATTAAGGCTATCGGTATTGCCGTTCATTATGTAAACATAAGAAAATTGATCAAGACCACTTACCCAGTCCTTGGACCATTCTAAGAATTTAGTTTTTAGTAAATTAATTGGAGTAGTACGTTCCTCCCATGTTAATTCTTTATCATACGGACTATATATCGATGCATCAACTTTATTAATTAGATCATCAATATACGGGTCTCGAATAGGTTTAATAAGTTTTCGATAAAAGTCGTTAGTGCTCATGTCATATCTACTTTATAAATTATAATGAACCCACAAATTACATTGTGGGCCCGTTGCCACTCTTAAAGCCAACTACACCACCCTCTGCTTCGATCCGTGCAATTACTTCTTCGAATAAGATAGGTGCGAAATCAGTTTGTTCGACACATACACAATGATAGCGAACATCGTTCTCGTCACTGTATAAGATTTCACCGGTACGTGCATCAACGCCACGAGCCTTCTTCACACGGTTAGCGTGAGTGTGTCCGTGGATGTTAACGCCAAAGCGACCCATTGAATCACTGTGTAACGGAATATGACTTAAGATCATCCCATTCATCACATGGTAGGCACGTAACTCACGAAAGTACATTCTGTACTCGTCATCTCGGAAGATGTCGTGGTTGCCACGAATCAATACCTTGTCACCGTTTAAGCGACCTAATGTCTTTAACGCCTTGCGGTTAATAACCGCATCACCTAAGTGGTAGACCTTGTCTGTGGGTTTAACTTTAGCGTTCCATTTTGCAATCATGTCCTCGTCCATTTCTTCAGGCGAGTCGTATGGTCGTAACTTTGTGACACCGTCATTGCGGGTAAACTTACATACGCCCATGTGTCCAAAGTGCGTGTCACTTACTAAAAATACTGATGGCATACTGCCTCCTTGTTTAAGTTAGGAGGCAGTCTTTGCCTCCAAATGTTCTTTAATTACTCGTAGTGCCTTTCGAGCGGTATCGTACACATATTCTTTAATTCCTTCCTCAGTACTGATTGAAAGAATAAAGCCATTTGCTACTTTACGGATTTCGATAGATTCAAACATGTAAGTCCTTTGCGTGTCATTGAGTAGTTATTATAACATAATGTTATAAACAAGTCAACCTGCAAACCAGATTTCGGTGAAACCTTCTTCTTCAGTTGGATCTTCCCAACTGGCAATCATGCTAGCAATAACATGCTCAGGAATAATCTTTCCAGAATCCCACCGACTTTCTAATCGACGAACTAGTTCTTTATGTTCAGGTGTACGAAACACCACCGCAATATGATAATAATCGGGAAGCATATTAAACTTACGAGCACGACTTTTAACAGTAGTACTAGTTTGATCCCAAATAATATTATTGCCCATTTCTCTAGATGCCACAACGTTAGCTGCCATTAAGTCAACTGCTCGAGGCATGTAGTCAGTAAAGATTTCACTGTAGGTCTTGCCTACTCGTTTGGCTTCTTCTTCAACCCAGTAGTCGGTTGAGATAATAGAACAGTCTTTTGCCCATTCTTGACTAGTTACCCAAGTACTTTTACCGCTACCTGGGACTCCAATTAGTTGGTAACACTTTGGCATTAATGTACCGCTTCTTTAGCATCGCATTCGCACTCGACGACCCAGTTGTTAAACTGAGTAAACTTGTTTACTTCCACACCTAGGCCGGTTGCCTCGTTTACAAAATGTTGCAACAGTGCATTATACAATGCATCGGGCATAGTGTCTTTATCAAATTTAATTTTCATTACCAATTCTCAATTCCAGAAATTTCAATTGTAAAGTGGCCTTCAATACCGTTTACTTCAGTAAAGACCGTTAATGTAGTTATAGATCCAATTCCAGAATCACTGTCTTGCTTTAATTCAAAACATCCTACTTCTGGAAACTTCTCCATAACTTCTAAAATTTTCAATGCTTCTTCTTTGCTTAAATGCATTATACACCCTTCTAAATTATTTGTCAAGCACTAACCAACAATGTTGTTTAGTATGTTTTTTCATACTTATTGTAAAACCTATTTGTTTGGCAATATTTATAACTGCATCTTCATTATTATAATATATATTAGTAAATAAATTAGATCGATTAACTAGATATCTATCTGAGTGCCTAACCCAAACATCATCTTTAATATTAAGAGTTTTGTCATCTAAAAAATCAAACAACAATTTTCCACCCGGAACCAAAATCATGTGTATAGATTTCAAATAATGATAAATGTCATACAAATTAAAATGTATAAACAACGATGATGCATAAACCCTTGTTATTTGATTCAAGGGCAACGAAGTCATAATAGAATATTCTATATGATGATAGTTAATATTAGCTAGATCGGATAATTCTACTTTACAGTAATCCAAAAAACTTTTACTTATATCAACACAATGAAGGGTATTGACCAGTGGTGCGATTTCTTTTGCGATAAACCCGCATCCGGGTCCCAAATCTAATACTACATCAGTAGATGCAAGTGGCAGCATACGAATAATATTAGACGCTTGCGCTTTCTTTGCCTCTCTTATTTCATCTATATGCTGACTTGGCTTTTCTCCATATGTTTTACCGACATACAATCGTAGAAGGTTATCTAAATTATCAGTATTCCAATTATTCATATAAATTTAATTTAGTAAAATTTTCAATGCTTCTTCTTTGCTTAAATGCATTAGATGTCTCCTTGACGCATATACTTGTCACCTGCAAGTGGTACTGGCTTTTCATCTGGATCATATGTCCAACCTAAAGCCTTCATCATACGATGCTTGACCAACAAGTTAGGTGCACGAAATCTTTCCGTATCATCAAATCCCATTGCCACACCAACTTCGCAAACTGCACCACTACGGCATATGCCAGCAAAACAGTGTACTACAACATTCATCCTGTTGTCAAGAGCATGTTGCAATAAACGGACAAGTTCAGCCGCTTGCTCATGGCTACACCGCATGGCTTCATCAAGTGCAAAGTCTTTTTCCTCAATATCCAAGAACTCAAAGTCATGTCTCTCTTTGAATTCGTGTTTAGCAGTTGGTCGCCAACTTGCTGGATCAACAATGCTGATCAGCATACTATTTTCTCCGGCCGCGTGATGAAACCCAATTGGGATATCAGCGGCTGCTACATTTTCAATCCACGGCATTTTAATCACCACCCTTTAATAAAAATTTATTAGAGATTGCCTTAAATGAACATTGCATAGCCTTGCTTTTGAACACAAGTCCTTCACGTTCACAGCCAATCATTCCCATAACTGATTTGCCTTCTGCAAATTTCAGAATCCCGTCAATGCTGTTGATGCCCAGTGTATCTGACAACTCAGCACCATATGCAAGCACAGGCACATGTTTGATATCGTGTTCTTCAATAAATGCCTTGCGTTCAGCAGGAGTTAGATATTTGCTGGTATCAATATCGTAGATATCAAACAAGAAAAATTCCTGTCCTTTTTGCTTGTATGGATTACCTTGGATACCTTCTCCAATCAACTCACCTTGTAGTGCAAGATTACGATTGGCACGGCGAAGCTTCAACTCCAAATCATTGCGTACTGCAACCTTCCACAGGCTGTTGGTTTCGCTGGGCTTGAGTTCAAGATTACGGCTACACACTCCAAACTCGCCATCACGCAGGTACACAGTCATTGAGCTGCCATCCAGCTTTTCAGTAACTTCCCAAACGTGTTGTTCTCTAAGCCAGTAGTCCAATTCTTCTTTCAAATTTTGGATACGTTCTTGGTCAGTCTTTTGGATCCAACCTGGAAACATGCCCTTGACTTCTCCTGCCAACTGTGCAGGTATTGGTGCTTCATATTTCACAATGCCGAGTAGTTCTGAAACATCATCATCAGGAATGTACGATGCGAATGGAATAACACTGAGTGGCAGCAACAAGCCTTGGCTCAATTGCCCACGCAACTTTACGGTGCGGAGCCGTTCGCCTTTTACTTCATTGTACACACGAGGGAAGTTTCCTCTTGATAGAAACGGTGCTACTTCATGAGGGATCCAAGAGTCAATTTCACAGTACACCGCCAGATCACCAGCGGCATATTCACCCTTTTTAACCACGCAGGTCCATCCACCCACCACTGCACATTCGATAGCATCGGCATCCGGGATAGGACGCAGTGCATCAATCTTCCTAATGGTTGCTAACTTTCTCATGTTATGTCCTTAAAATATTGTTACTTCATAAGTAATTGCAGAAGTGCCTGTGTCATAAGAACGACCAGGTCCTAGATATCTGCGATTAACTTCTTTAATCTTAGCAAGACCTTGCTTGACTAATTTCTTTGCATGTTGCATTTCCTTACCGCCAGCTTTAGTTACACGACTACCACTAGCACTAGACCAAACTACATAATCAAATTTAACTTTCATATACGTTCTTTCTTTACACGGCCAATTCGGCTCGATTTGTTCCAAGTGTATGCAATGCCATCTGGGCACTTACCGTCTTTAATACTGTCAACACCGAACATACCTACGATTTCAAAATCTTTTCCAACAATTCTTACAAATTCATTCATGTGCTTGGCAACATTCATTGCTTCGGCAAGTGTAAGAACTTTAAGTGTTTCTTCTTTTCCTATTATTTTATACATGTCATTATTATACTGTCAAAAAGAAACCCCGTCAACCTAAGATGACAGGGTTTAGTGTTGTATTTTTACAACAGTTAGATATCGTAGCGTGGAACCATTACAGTCTTGAGCATGATACCTTCTGGAGTGAATTGATCCAAATCAGCGGCTAGCAAGCTAGTCATTATACTTGGGCTGAATCCACTTACCAAAGCCGCACCACTCTTGTCTGACGCTACAGGCACGTTGTCTGAACTGTGTAGGTTCCAGAAAACAATCTGTGGCACAG